CGAACCGCCACACCTCGACATGATCACGGTTATCCGGTGGGGCACCGGCGCCGCCATACAGCCCGGGTACAAACGTGCCCATTCCTGCCTGGCCGCTGGGATTGAACAAAATCCCCTGCTCGCCCAAGCTCGGTGCACGCCAGTGTCGGGCCTTCCCTGCCGCCTGGCTGTGCCAGCGCACCCAGGCACTCACCCACTCACCCGACTTGACTCGCACCGCCGGGGCCATCAGGTCCACCCCGACCACCACACACGGCATCAACATGGCCGCGATCATCCGGTCATGCTCGCCCGTCTGATAACTCATGGCGCGCCCCCTGGACTATCAACGTCCGGGTACGCTTCAAGGTTGAGTCTAAGCATGCTGGGCTTCTCTTCAGGGAAAGGCCAAACCTCCATCCCCAAATAGACTTGGTGAGTCCACTCGACCACCCACACGACATAGCCATCCAGCTCAGGCTTGGTCCAATCCTGAGTGGCTCGCTCAAATTGCGCGACATTGACCTCAAGTCCCCAGCTTTGCTGTCGGAGCAGCACGGCCAGCTGCGACACTAGGTGTACGGCCTGTTCATGATGATTGGCTTGTATCGGGTCAACAATGACCCGGGCCTCAAACTTGCAGACCAGGCTGGTTTCGCCGGTACCGATATCGATACCCGGCTCAAACTCAGCCATTTCGAGAAACACCGAAGGCAAAGGGATGCCTTGGTTTTCCGGAATATCAGGCCAAAACACTACCGCCTGAATACCGGACAGATGCTCCGTCAGGTGTTGCTCGATAGCCTGGTACAGCTGGCTCAGGCTGAACGGCTCATCGGACATTGGCGCTCCCCTTCAGATACTTCTGCTGTTCGTAATTGAGCTCTTGCTCGAGGACTACCAGCAACTGTTCATCGGCGCGTTTGATCCACGCCTCAAAGTGCGGCCGGGCCTGCTCCAGCGATACCTTGGCTTTCGCCAGAGGAAAGCGGTTGTCGTTTTCCTCAACGAAACCACTTCGCCGACGGCCCTGAGTCGCCTCAGGGTAATCATCGCTGTTGAAGTGCTTGCTCGCAGTACGGATCCAGATATCGGCGCTGCCGCCGTACACCTGCTTGTAAAATGCACCCTGATAGCGACGCCCCGCCACCGACACACCCCGGCCGGTCTGACGCACCCGACCGATGCGGCTGGCCTCGATCGCGTTGAGGCCGAACCACAACTTGCCGCGCATCGCACCGCCGCTGGTGGGGTAAGCCCGCAAACGTTGCCGGACGGCGCCAATGGCAATGCGCTCTTGTTTACCCACAGCCCTAGCGATGTGAGTACGCAGCCACCCGAGGGTTTTGTTGATCGCTCGCCGCTGTGCAGCAGCTGCTGCCTTTGGCACCAGCCGGCCGAAGTCCTGAAAGCGCTTCAGGTCTGCCAGTGACGGCTGAATGTTGATCAACCCACCGTCGCGTTTTTGCTGGGCGTAGCTGCCGACACTCATGGACGCTTCCTCAAGATCAGGGCCACCAGGCCGTCACCACCAGGCTCCAGCTGCAGCAGGTCATATTCCCCGCCGCCGTCCAGGACCGGCAGATCGACAGTGACGCGCAGGCCTTTGATCAGGCCGTCCGAATCACGTACGCGGATCTCAAAGCGCGGCTCTCGGATGGCCGTTTGGGTCTTGCCAAACTGCGGCGCCTTCCATGGCGCCATGAACATGCCCAACACTGGCTCGTCGCGGCCTTCGATCTGGGCGGAGTCGCCCAGGGTTTCGAACACCACGTCGTCGATGTCGTCGATCAGATCGCGGAAGGCCACGGTTACATCTCCAGCAGGATCTGCGCCAGAGGCCGTGTGCACATATGCAGCGGGTTGGACTGGGCTTCACCTGCTACGCCCTTATTGAAGGGCAGCGGCTCGATCTTGCTGTAGTACGGAATGCCTTGGGTGTTGACCGTTTCCATATAGTCAGCCGGTGCGAAGGACGAGATATACAGGTCCGGAACGCCTTCAGGAATAAGCAACGCTTTGTCGTCGTGGATGAATGAAACACCCGCGATCTTGCCGCGATAGCGCTCCCAGACGATTCCCCCGAATTCGAAGCTTTCACGGGCATCGCCACGCAGGGCCGCAGCCTGCATCGAGTTGAGGTAGGTTTTCTGAACCGAGTTATGACTGACCAACTCGTTCCAGAAGTTTTTCCCACAGAACGCCCGGGAACCGCTTCTGGTGATGCTGCCCAATGCATCCTCTTGCATGTCGAGAGCTTCGCCAGCTTGGACGCGCAAATCGGTATTGGGGTCTTTTAACCCCATCGGCAGCTTCTTACGTTGGACGCCGAAGGTTTTATAGATGTCCAGCAGCACGGTCTTACCGTCAGCATCCAACACCTGGCCGTTCAAGGCCCCCATGCGCTGGAATTCGTGAGTGGCATCCAGTTGACGGCGAGCCTTTGCCAGACGCTTGTTGACCACATCCTGCACAGACTGCAACTCGGTCCGTGAGCCAAAAGCGCGAATACCCTGGATCTCATCAGCCTTGATGGTGAATCGTTCCGGCAGGTGCACGGTATTGAAAGGGATCAGTTGGCGCTTGGTCGCGCCGACCACCAGGCCCGAGGCACCGCGCTCACCCGCTGGCACCAGGGCCAGAGTGTCGCCGTCCTTCTCGATCTGAACGGTGATCGTGCTGATGCCCTCTTCGCGAAACAGGCCCAAGCTGCTGATGCGGCCCGGCAGGTATTCCTGGTCATTGATTGCAGCGGTCAACGAGGAGACGCTGAATGCATCGTCTTCAAAAATGGCGATATCGGCCATGGGGTACTCTCCAGAAACGAAAAATCCCGCACTCGGCGGGATAGATAAACAGGGTGCTCGTCTTAACGGACGATGATGTGGTTGACGCCCAGGGCCTTCTCGGCGGCGGGATCGAGCCCGGTCAAATGTACTTCGCTGACTTCGGCGAGCCGCACAATGGCACGACCCCGCCTTACCACATCCGATTCGCCCAATGGCCCGTAGAGGATCGCGATGGCATTTTCAGTGCCATCCTCTGCAGTAGGCTTATACGGCGCGAATTCGCTGGTTGCGGTGATCAGGCCCAGGATTTGGCCCGGTTCGAGAGCGGCGCCGGCGGCGACATTGATCGCTTCGCGGGAAATGTTGCCAGCACCCTCGGACAGCAGGAACTCGCCTGCGTGCATTGATTCAATTTTCATGCTCTTGCTCCTTTCGAGTTTCCGTTCTGAGCCGCCTGACGGGAGCTCCAGATTGCGTGGGTGTCGACCTGCTTGGCCTTGACCGTGGGTTCGGGGTCATTGTCCAGCGGCAGGCTGTTGTTGATTTCAAAGCCGCCGCCGCTGCCCACCAGCTTGTCGAACAGTCGCGCCCTGACTGCAGCTTCGTCCAGGCCGGCCGCGATGAATTCACCGGTCAGCTCGGGCAGTCGTGCGGCAACGCACAAACCGTGCAGGGCTTTTGCATTGGTCAGTGCCGCCTGAATTACTGCTTCGCTTTCGAGCTTGGTGGCGGCCAGCAGTGGCTCCACCAGGTTGCTGATGCCCGCCGCAGCACAGCCTTGCATGACCATCAGCGCCAGTTTTGCCGCGTCCACCACGGGAGCCGGCGCCGGTGGATTGTTTGGCTCTGGCAATTCCACCTCTGGCTCTTCATCGAGCTGGGCGAGAAGTTCCGGCGGAGCATGCTGAAACCGCTGCAGCACACTGCCCTGGCCGAGGCAGGCACTGACCTTGAGGCCATCCCCCACTTCATCAGCCAGGCCAAGTGCCACCGCCTCGTTGGCCGTGAGCCAGGTTTCAGCGTTAACCATGCGCCGAAGCTCGGCCTCGTCGATATCCGGCGCCTTGGCCTTGTAGGCCGCGATGATCGCTTCCAGCGTTTGGTCCAGTACATCCGCAACGCGGCGGAAGTCTTCCGCATCGCCACCGGTGAAGGTGTATGGGTTGTGAATCATCAACATCGCGTTGGCAGCGATCACCACCCGGTGAGCGCCACAGACCGCGACACTGGCCGCGCTGGCCGCCAGGGCATCAATACGACCGGTGCAACGCTCGCCCAAGCGCGACAGCGCGTTGTGGATCGCCAGGCCGTCAAACAGGTCACCGCCGATGCTGTTGAACGCAACAATCACCGGTGACACGCCGTCATCCATGGCGCGCAGATCCTGCACGAACTGATTGGCGGTGACGCCCCAAGCACCGATCTCGCCATAGACGAAGATCTCGATGTTGCGCTGCTCGGCTTCGCCGCTGGCCTGGAGCGTGTACCAGCTCTTGTCCGCGACGGTTACCTGCTTACCAGCTTTATCGTAAACGCGAGGTTTCGCTTTTTTGCTCATAGTTGTTCCTTGTCATCAATCGTCTCGATGGCTTCAAGAGTCGTGTAGTTGAGTCCGAGGTGTGTCGCCCTGGCGAGATCGGCGGCGTTTTCCGCGTCGACCGTTTCCGCGTCGTAGCCCGTGCGCAGCACCATCTCGCTGCGCGACGCAAAGCCTGCCTTCACTTCCATGCTCCGCGCCTGTACGTCCTGAACCGGCTGGATGTAGGCCCAGCCTTGCGGTACCCAACGGGTGCGCAGGTATTCGCGACGGCGTTGCGCGTAGTCCTCAAGCACTAGGGCACCGGACAATACCGCCATGTCCATCCAGGCCGCCCGCACCGGGCGACACAACTGATGCACGTACACGCCAAATTGCAGCTGCTCCAAACGACGCCGGAACTCGTTGAGCACCACCCGCAGCGCCCGGTCGTTGACCTCGCGCATGTCGCCGGTGAGGATCTCGTAAGGCGTGCCCGAACCCGCCGCCGCAGCCATCAGCTGCTGCCGCATAAAATCCGGGTAGTTGTTGCCGGCATCTGGTGGCTTGGAGAATTCCACCTCTTCACCTGGACCCAGCTCCTGCATGGTGCCGGGCTCCAAGGCGACCATAGGCGTGAAGCCATCGCGGTCAACATTCAATGGCATGCCAGTAACGGGATCGCGAGGCTGCTGCGTTGCCTCCGGTGCCGGGCGCTTGATGAAGCCCGCGAACAGGTTCGCCACTTCCTGCCGGAACAGCACCGCGTCGTCGTAGTTATCCAAGCTGCGCAGGCGTTTCAGCACCGGCGCCAAGCGCGGTACGCCGCGCAACTGTCCGGGCTCCATCGGTTCGAAGATATGCAGCACCTGGGCCGCAGGAACGCGTACCAGTTGGTTGTAACCCGCATTCAAAGACGACGAGTCACGCGGATGCGCCAAATACATCCAATACGCCACTCGCCTGCCGGCAGGGCTGAACTCGATCCCGGCACGGATGACATTGCCGTTTTTGGCCGGCTCGAACTTGTCGTGAGGAACAAATTCAGGGGCCAGCGCTTGCAACTGCAGCGGCACTGCCAAACCATCACTTGGGCTGCGGGGTCGCAATCGCACAAAGCATTCACCAGCCGTCTCCACGGTACGCGCCACCAGGGCCTGCATGCCGTAGAAGTCGGTCAGCTCATCGGCATCCGCTTCATCCACCCAATCGTCCCACAGCTGCTGCTTCAGCTTGCGCAGTGCCGCATCGTCCGTGGTCGGCCTGGGCGTGATGCCAGTGCCGATCAGGTTGCTGACGCGCTTGTCGATGACGTTGAAGGCATACGGGTCATTGCGCACCGCCGCCCGGGAGCGTGCCCGCAAGTTACGCAGCGCCGGGGTGTTGATGCTGTTGATGCCGTTGTCCGTAGCCTCCCAACTGGCCGAACGTCGGCCCTCCCCGGCGCCTTCGTAACTGGCCTTGATGTTCGACGGCAGCAAGAATCCGTTACGGGTAAGCGTCGGATAATGTCGGGCCATTAGATTCCCTTGCCTCCGTGGGTAAGCCGGATCACGCGAGAACGCGGCCCGGCGGCTTGGCTCAGCGACGTGCGGATCTCGTCGCGTGCCTTGAGCAGTTCGTCGATAGAGCGGTACTCCACCGTGCGGTCGCTATAGCGCACGGTCTTTTCACCGCGTGCAATGGCGCGCTCGATGACTTCGAGGTGCTTCGGGGTAAACGACATATCAACGTCTCTTCAGGTAACCGCTGGTGGAACTGCGGCGTTGTGGGGGTGTAGCGGGTCGCGGCTGGACCACAGGTGCTGCAGGTCGTGCTGTAGGTGCCGGTGCAGGTAACGACTGACGCGCCGCAACCGGTGCTGGTGTTTCGTCAGCATCGACGCGCTCGCCTTGTACGGGCTTGACGCCCAACACATCGTCGAACAAACCGGACTGAGCCAGCGCTTGGCGTACCCGCTCCCAGTCATGTTCCTGGTAGCGGTTGATGCCCAGGTAATGCGCCATCGCCAGGCAGTACACCATCAGGTCGAGCGCTTCGTTGCGCTCGGCCTTGCCCTTGACCCACTCGATACGCTTGTAGCCTTTGACGTACCGGGCGACCTTGCGCTCGGCCACGCACTGGGCGAAGAACTCGTCCGGAAGGTCGTTGGCAAAGTGCAGCGAACCGGGTCCGTCCTCGAAGGCGTAGCGGTTGTAGATCCAGTCCTTCGCGGTGTCGGTACCGACAAACCACAGCTCGGCGCCGCCGCGCTCGGTCTGCCCCTTCCACGTCACGTCAACCATGGATGGCCGCTGAGCGATCACCGGCTTACCGGGCTTGCTCGCCCCCTTGAGCGCGAATACGTTGCGCCAGCGCCGCACGCGGCAGAACTGGTACACCTCATCGGTGTGGTGACCACCAGAGTCGACGCCCGTCGCCAGGATCGCCAAGGCAACACCGCAGGGATGCCGATATCGGGCCTTGAGCTTTTCATCCAAAACCGCCCAGGTGCGCTCGTCGGCCGGGTCGCCCCAGATCACCTGGTGATCAACCACCCAGCGCTCCATACCGACGCCGAAACCCATCACCATCAGCTCCAGGCGGTTGGCCTGGACGTCGACTGCGCCGGTCAGCATCAGCACGCCCACCGGCATACTGCCAAGGGTGTAGGTCTCCAGTCGTGCCCGAGCGATCAACACTTCAGCCTTGGTCTGCTCTTGCGCGCTGTCCCAGACCTTAGCGAGCCGAGTGTTGTAGAACACCTGCATCAGGCCCATGTCTCCCTTGGCCTGGGCCTTCTTAGCGTCTTCAAACTCCTCGGCAAGCGAGGCCCAGTCCTTCCAACCAATCGGTGAGTAGAGGGCATTCAGGTGGAAACCGACCGTCTTGCCATCGCCGCTGCCATGGGCACGCCACTCGCCACGGGCGAGCATGTCGGTCTTGTGATGCTCCTCGATCAGGACGTCACATTCAGGCGCGGCGCACTGGTAGTGAACCATGCGGTAGTCCTTGCTATAGAGCAGCCGCTCCCACTCCAACACCTGCATATGCCCGCATGAAGGGCACGGCACGTAGTAGTAACGCTGGTCGCTGGACTCGAACAGGTCCGCGATCCGCGAGGCGCCCTTGATCGTCGGCGAGCTGGAAAAGTAGATCTTGGCATTGCGCCCGAAGTTGGTCGCCCGCGTCTCTGCCAGCACGATGGGATCACCCTCCTGGCCGACGTCATTCTCCCAACGGTCGACCTCATCGCCGTAGATGTAGCGTGCCGACAATTCGGAAAGGTTGGCAGCCGAGCCCGCCGTGGTGACATACAAGGCGCCGCCCTCGAACTCCTTGGTATCCATGGTGTTGCGGGCATCCCGCGAGCGGCTGGCCGCTACTCGCTTCGCTAGTACTGGGGTCGCCTTGATCGTCTTGCTGATCCGTCCGGAAACCCGCTTGGACAGGCTCAGACTGGGCAACAGCGCCAGGATGTTGGACGGTGCCATGTGGATCAGGCCGCCCATCCAGTTCAAGGCGATCTGCGTCTTCATCAGTTGCGAGGCCACCATGGTGACCACCCGCCGGCACGGGTGTGCCGGTGACAGGCAGCGCATGGGTTCGCGAGCGTACGGCGTCCGATCAGTGCGGTACTGGCCGGGCTCAGGCGCGCCGGTATCGCGAGGGATGCGCATGTACTCATCGGCCCACTCGTCGATCCAGAGGTCAGGGTCAGGACGTAGCCCACGGAAATACGCCTCACGGTACGCACGGTCACCGTCAGGAAATTCCGTGGTCATAGGTCAGCTCGTTGTCATTGCTCGTTCAAGGTCGGACGAGGACATGCGCTCAGCCTCCTCCAGTGATTTACGAAGTGTCGCCGCCAGGTGTTTCTCGATGTCCCAGGGATCGGTCATGGCTGCAACCTTGTGGGACAGCTGGGGCAACAGGCCGAACAGCTGGTCGCGCAGATGGCGCCCCGCGTTGTACGCCCCCATCTCGACAGCATCCCTGGCTACCAGTGAGCCCTGCGCCTTGTGCAGCTCGATCTCGGCCAGCTGCGCCAGGTTGTGTTCGCGCATGGCGCGAGCCTTCTGGAAGTCGTGGCCCTTGGCGCCGACAGCAATAGGCTGCTGCGGCGCAGCCGTGTTAGTCGGCTCGACCAGGGGGGACAGTTGGCTGTAAACGTCACGCTGGATCCGGTCCTGCTGGTGTCGAGCAGCTACGGCGGCCTTGCTGGGGTCGGCGGTTTCGACGATCAGCGCTTCAGTTGCCAGCACGTCGACCATCTTGCCGTCCGGCGACAGGACCAGGCGATTGTTGCCTTTGAGCCAGGTGATGTAACTCGGCGTCCTGCCGATGCGAGCCGCGAAAGCGCTTTTAGACAGAAACAGTGGATCCGTCATAAGCCCTCCTTTTCAACGGCTTTTCAATGGAAACCTTTCAATTTCAATGGATTGAATTTCAGTAAGCTGGCAGCCCACCCGCTAACGCCTTCCCGCGGGTTTCATGCCCCGTGTCCCTCGAATGCCCCCAGGGTCCCCGGCGAATTTTCGGCGCCTCATTTTGGCGCGAAACGCTACAGGCAACGTATTACGTGGCCTCCAGCGGATCAGACCTGACCACTGCCCGAGGGCGGCACATCGCATACGCCCAGGCGTTTGGCAGCCCAGCGTTCGTACAGGCCGATGGCTACATCGGCGCCGGCCATCGCAGTGAGGCAGCCGATGCTCCCCGCCGCCAGGACCGACATGCCCGAAGCGTGCAGCAACATCATGGTCGAAAGCCCGCAGACGACGCAGGCCCCGGATCGAAGCAGCAAGCGGCGAACCAATGACCAGCCACTCACCCCCGCCTTGTCGGCCCGCCATGCTTCGCCGGAAATGCCGCCGATCAAGGACAGTAAGATCACCATCCAGATCGGCATCTCAATTAGTGCCTGCTGCTCGTTCGTCATCGCCCTACCCCATAAACGCAAAAACCCGGCGCAATGGCCGGGTTCAGTGTGGTGGTGTGTCCCGCTGCTCGCGGTCGCACCTATCGAAGATGACTACTTTTTACAGGTGGATTCCGGTGGCAGCAACCCTGTTTTAATGCCACCCGGCGAATGTCTGGTCTACGTCTAGGCAATGTCGGTGAATATCTTTATTTCGGCTTCCAGCGCCTCCGGCGCTGTCCTACCTGCCCCACTATTCAAAAGGGAGGTAGGACAGCTAGAGCCCGCTGAATTCGGGGCCTTACCCTACTGCCCTACCTCTTTTAACTTTTTCTCGTGTAAAGAGAGAAAACTAAAAAAACGCATGCGCGCCAGCGGCGCGTGATGCGACGCGCTACGCTCATGTGTGCGTCGTGCGATATTAGGTAGGGAGGTAGGACAGGCCACGGAATGCGCGGCCTCCAGCAGTCCTACCTTGCAAATTTGAGGTAGGGCAAGGCCGGACAGTAAGACAGTTGTAGGCGCAAGTGTGCGAAAGGTCACGCAGCCTTCCCCATCAGCATGCCGGCAATGTGCAGGTGCGCTTCATGCAGGCGCTGATAGTAGGTATCGCGACTACACCCACAGTGGGTGTACTTCTGCGACAGGAAGCTTTCGTGGTTGCAGTAGTGTTCACGCACGACGACCGACAGCTGCGGCGGCAAGTGCTTGTTGACGATGAGCTCGATGTCGGCCGATTCATCTAACAGTACCCGACTGCCACGCGTGCCGCGTATCAACTCCCCTTTGCACTCCATCAGCATGGCAATCATGTTGCCGCCACTTGGCCCACCGGAACCTTCCGGCACTGGCGAATGCAGATCCTGCGCCCAGAGCTTGAGCATTTCATCGATTCGCTTAATCAAAGCAAGGCTCCTCATCCAGTGCGGGCTCAACCTGCAGCGCTGATGCATTGCCCCAATGATCTGGCTTCTTGTAGGCGTATGGACGAATACCACTTTTCGGCAACGGCGGCAGTCGCACCTTTCGCCATCCGAGTCGATGCATGATCGCCCCGACACGCATCTGCTCAGGCTTGCCCCAGTGGCCATAATCAAGTTTCAACGCACCAGCCAAAATATCCTCGCCGCTCGCCGTTGCGCCGATCTGAGATTCTTCCAACCACTTGACGACCGGACCTTCCCACTCGTCCACCACAAAGCGCGATTCCTGTGCCTCGGCGAATAGTGTCGACTCATCCCGATTGACCCACCAAATGTCACCGGACTGATAACAGAACATCGCTTCGGCCCAAAGCTGGTCGCGGACTTCGCGCAACTGCTCCAAATCGACCTTGGTACACGCGACAGGCCAGTAACGCCGGTTACCCGTGGCGTCTTTGAGATATTCGTCTTGGTTCGTCGTACCCACAAATACACACTGGCGTGGCACGTCCATTGTTCTTCGGCCATAGCTCTCGCGATAGGTGTCAGTCGACGCAGAGAAGAACTGCTTCGCCTTGGTCGACTCAGCTTTGTTGAAACTGTCCAGCTCCCCCAGCTCAATGATCCACTTACCACGGATCGCCTGGAAGCCATCCTTATCGCCCAGGGCGAAAGGTGTATCCATAAACCAGGCACCGCCAAGCACAGACATTGCTGTTGATTTACCGGCACCCTGTGCCCCTTCGAGGATCATCACAGAGTCAGCCTTACAACCTGGCTGCATCACGCGCCCGACCGCTGACACCATCCAGCGCTTACCAACTTTCGAACTGTAGTCAGTTGCTTCAACGCCCATGATGTCAGTCAACCAGGTAGCCAGCCGTGGAACACGGTCCCATTCCAGACCATGGAGGTAATTGCGTACAGGATGGAAGGCATGATCATGAGCAACCACACTGACCGCTTCGATCACGCTGCTGGCCTTGACCCGAAGGTTGTACTGTTGTGCGAGCCACTTCATTACAAGCATGTCGTCGATATCTGCCCAGTCGCCGACACCGCCACCGTATGGGGCGGCGCGTAACTTCACGATTTTTGAGCTGAAGGCGCTGAAGCCGATCACTCCAGCCCAACGCTCATCGTTGCCGAGAATTAATTCGACGTTCTGCATGTGCGCTATCAGGGAGCCGTTTTCAGTTCGGGCCAATTGATCTTTCCAACCACCAGCTGCAGGAGGCTTGACCACCGCCAACACCTGGCGGCGGACAGCCTCCAACCCCTCGGCAACATGCAGGTCGTTGAAGTCAGTCCACTTGATCTCGCGCTCGCCAGAGAACATAGGGCCGACTACCTGACCACCCACGATCAGCGCGGCGTTACATGCTTTCTCTTCGCCTGGGTTCCAAGGGTCACCGTTGGGACGCTTAGTTTTCCAGTCGTCGTCCCGGCAGAAGATCAGCGGACAGCCAGGAAAGCGCTCGCGCATCGCTTTGGAGACCGGAAGCAGGTTGCCCGCGTCGAAGGCGATGGCGACAGGGAGCGAAGTCGCCATGTGCAGGCTTGCGCCCGTGGCGTAGCCCTCACATACCAGCACCGGCTCGCCAGGCTCAGGGTGCGGGCCGATTAAATGGAAGGCGCCCTCTTTAGACATACCAGGCGGCCAGTACTGCTTATCTCGGCCAGTGTCTTCTTGCTTGACTGGGAAGATCACCTGCAGGCCGACAGTTTGGTCGCGCACATTGCACATGGGGACTAGAAGTGCGCCGGTACGTGGCGCATAGCGAACCCTGAAGCCTACGATCTGCTTTCGATCCAGATAGGCGCTTTTACCCTTTTCGGGCATGCGCTTGAACAGGCTTGCAGCACGGTTAGCCGCTCGGCGTGATGCGTTGGCCGCGATCTCGGCGGCCTTGCGCTTGGCATCTTCTTGGCGAGCGCGCATGACTTCGCGCTCTTCAGGGCTCATACGCCCGGCCCTGACCTTGATCTTTTGGGTGTCGCCGGAGCGCCAGTCACCGAAGCTGCCAAAGATCAGCACCTCGTTTTTTTCGGTGCGGTGTTCATGGACCACGTACCAGCCGTTTTTTTCCTTGCCCTTATCCTGGGTAGTTTTGCAGCGAGTGAGCTTGCCGAAAACCAACGGCTGATCAGGCTCAAGGCCATAATCCGCAAACTGATTAATTACCTCATCGAGCATAACGAGAAGCCCTCAGATCGTCTGCGGATTGGCAATCAACACAGTGGGTGCAACCGGGCTGTGCCAGCCGACGAGCTTCTGGGATTGGCTCATCGCATTCATCACAGAACATCAGCGAATGTAGGGTCGCGGTGGAAAGCCGGGCTGCGCGAACAGCCAAAGCCTGATCAAGTCGTTCCTGCACCAGGTCATTTGCAAAATCAGCAATATCAGCCACGTTCCACCCCGCGAGTCGTCTGGTTGACGTAACGAGCGCGGTTGTACATACCCAACAAACCCTGGATGCCGCGAAACACCAACTGGCGGATCTCGGCCAACTCACCGTCGTCGACCTTGCCGTCGCCAATATGCTTGGCCCAAGTTTCGGACAGATCCGCTACCTGCCGGAAAAACTGCGCAATCCCGGTGGTAAGGGTTTCGGGCATGTCATTGGTGTACGACTCGGCCAGCTCCTGCCAGATCGTGTCGCCAACAAGGCCGTGCACTGCATCGAGTATCCGACGGTCCTTGGTCAGCTCGAGGATCTCGCCAAACTCTTGAATATTGACCGTGTGCGAGGGGTGGGTAGGAGACAACTTGTGTTGCAACGTTGTGGCATTGCGGCCGGTGGTGGCGGCGATTGCAGCAGCGCCACCCGGATAGTCCCGTGCGGCGTGGTAAAGCGCTAATTCGAGCGTCAGGACTTCCCGTTGTGCTCGATCAACGCAACTCAGAGCAATTCGGCTCATGGCATTAATCCTTATAAGTTGCCAGTGCCGCGCGGCGTGCAGTGGTGTTACATTTGCCGCGTGGCTTGAAAGGGCCCAAACGCCGGCAAGATCCTCAAGATCGAAACCGGCACCGTGCCGAGGTGATTGATCCGTCTCTCACCTCTGGCGCAACAGCTGCCTAATCTGTGGTGGAAAAGGCAGCAACCCAAGGCCTCCGTGCCTTGGTAGCGCGGTAAAGAGAGGTGGTTAGCATGTGGTGTGCCCTCAACTCTTTATCGCGACCCGACAGCACTGTGGTGGTGTGTGCCGGGAGGAACTGGGCGGCCCTTGGGTCGCCTTTTTTCTTAAGCTGCTTGAGCAGTACCATTTAAAACGGCAGAGGCATTCGCTTGTGCTCGCAAATATTGCCAATCAATATCGGGTCGAAGCAGCTCGCAAGTCACCCTGCCCTTAGTCTGTCGATCGATAGCAATGGCGAGGCCGGCGCTGGCTCGACGATTACCATAGGCGACTTGCTTAAGCTGCCCAACCGACGTACCGCATCCAGCCGCAAATGCTCCAAGCTGTACGGCATCCAAACCCTTAAAAAAGTCCAGTAGAGTCATGTCCACCTCCAAAACACAGACGCGAGATTAGCAATTGCTAACCCATATCGCAATAGCAGCCTGTAATTTACAAAATGCTAACGCAACAGACATGATTCTCATATGGATATCTACGAAAAACGCCTCACCATTCTCAAAGCCCTTATTGGTGAAAACCAATTGAAGGAATTTGCAGCAGCACATGCTGATATTGACGCCTCCTACCTTTCGCAGATCCTTAATGGTCATCGAACGCTAGGGGACCGTGCCGCGATGAATCTCGCGAAAAAATTGGCTGTTCCTGCAGAGCTGCTTACAGAAGGAAATTACTCGGCTACCGACCAAGACCGCATAACTGCGAGATGGCTGGCACTTAGCCTTAAACCGCCAACACTCCCTCATCCAGCGTTTTTTAACGCAACGATAAATGAGACCGCCCAACGTGTTTCCGAGCACATAGAGTGGTCAGTCAAGAACCGTAAGGCTGCTCCCGTGCCAGTGGTAGGTAAGGCGATGTTGGGTTCCGATGGGTATTTTGATGCACTCGACTACCCAACCGGTCATGGTGATGGCTACATCGATATTGTCAGTTCCGACCCCGACGCCTATGGACTCAAGATGGTGGGCAGCAGCATGCACCCACGAATAAAGAGCGGAGAATTCGTTTTGATTGAGCCAAATCATCGCTATCAGACGGGCGACGAGGTCCTTGTAAAAACGACTGACGGCAGAGCCATGGTTAAGGAATTTATTTACTTCCGTGACGGCCAATTTCGATTCGACAGCATTAGCGACGGCTATCCGCCAATTTTTTTGGATGAGCATCTCGTCGAAAAAATCCATTACGTTGCTGCAATATTGAAGTCGTCCAAGTACCTCGATATCTAAATTTAGCATTTGCTATTGCATAAAAAATTAGCTGTTGCTAATTTTGCCTCACCTCTCCACCACAGAGCCGAGGCAAGACTATGCACACCACAGCAACTCTGCACGCCCACCCCGCGTGCAAACCCATTCGAGTATTTGAGGTTCGCTCCCTAGCCCGCGAATACGGCTGCACCTTCATCACTAGCAAACCTAAGCCAAAGCAGCGCTTCACGCCTGCCCCTTTCGACCCTAACGGCGGAGGGCAGGCAGCATGAGCCGGCTGAAACTCAGCAATCAATCCAAACAACTTCTCTCGGAACAAGTCCGCTTGACCGGAACCTTCCATCACGACCTCAAAACTGCAGCAGGGACGAACGTCCAGGCCACGGTGGAGTTCGACCAATGTACTTCGGCGATCCACTTGTCAGTGGCCATTAGCGGTACTCGCAACAGCATTACGCTGGATCGCAAGCACCGCAACAACGGCCGTAGAGCTGCCCGTTTTATCGAAGCGAGCGCGAATGGTGGGGTTGAATCGCTTTCTCTAGATGGCTCGGACGAACATGACCTGGTGACAGATACAGAGATCATGCTTCGCCATGCAGTCCGGACCGGGAAAGGTAGCTATTACCCCCGTATCGCAGGAATCGAAGATCTACGACTCATCGTCGCGTCAACGCAACGTGGCGCGATAGTCGCGACCCTCGAAACTGACGACGCAAGCGCCCAGATTCTTCTGCCACGCGCCACTCATGAAGGCTATGCCGTCCTGGTAGAGCATCTTGAGCGCTTCGTCGCTGGACATCGCTCAGCAGTGGCAGCGTAGGAGGACGACATGGAACGTAACCTGGAACAAGCCGCCAAGTACTTCGGGCTCACACGCCCTAAATTGATCGCCTTAATGCGCGAGAAACGCCTGCTCAATGATCGTCGTCTTCCAGCCTTCCCCGTTCGTGATCGCGAATATCTGCGGGTTAAGGAAAGCAACTGGTACCACGAAAAAGCCGGGATGCAGTACAGCCAGTCGACCAAGGTCCGGCAGGCTGGCATGCGCTGGCTTGCCGATCAATTGGGACTCGAAATGCCAGCCATCCCGGAAGACAACCGTGACGTGGCCTAGGGAATACGCCCGACAGATCGTCGCGATGCGTACACGCGAAGAGCGCAACGCCGCACTCCTTGAAGTGCCAGAACATCTGCGGGAGCTGACCAAACGCCATTGCCTGAATGCCTGGAATCATCCTCAAAGGAAGAAACCCAATGACTGCACACGCTGAGCAACAGCCACTAAGACTGCTACCCGCACCCGATCCGGTGACAGTCGAACTGCTGTACCGGACCTTTGGTGACGTTCTGATCCCGGTGGAAAAGTTGCGCGAACGGTACTTCCGGAACCTCAACGAAGGATCTTTTGCCGACGCAATTACCGCCGGCCGAATTCAACTGCCCGTTACAACGCTGGTCAACAGCCGCAAGGCGCCTAAATACGCCCATATCAAGCATGTGGCCGCCCTAATCGACATTTGCGCTTACAAGGCAGATGAAGACATGCCGCGCCCAGAAGCGGCCGGCGATGAGGTGTGACATGTCACTACTCGATCAATGCCGACACTGCGATACACCGTTGTCTGCCGAAGAACAGACCAGCCGACTGTGTGATGAATGCAGCTACTTTGCTGCCGACTATCAGCGCTACGACGCCTTACGCGAGGAAGGGTACATGCCGTACCAGGCCAAGCTGATATGCGGCCTGGCTGATCCGCCAGATCCAGACGACGAATAACCCAACCAATCGGCTGCCACCACCAGCCAATAAAACCACCAGGAGCACACCACATGACTGCAATTCAAATCTGCGCATTGATAAGCCTCGTTATCGGCGCCGTCATTATCTATTGGACAGGCTATCGATGCGGCCTGATCGATGGCCGCATCGAAGGCATCGACGAAGGCAAGGCTATTCAGCAATCAGATAGCTCGGGCGCCATCCGGAACCTGGAGCTATTGCTTGAGCAAGCCCGGACTCACCACAAGCAACTGTTTACCCGCTACAAGCGGGCATTGGATGCATCGAAGCTGGGTGAGCCGGCTCGTCAGACGCTGGTGGACATTGCCGACATGCTGCGTATTGCGGCTGAAACCTTTAGCGCGTTCCGCACCGGCAAAAAACTCGAGCGCGACTCACTTACCCTCCGCGACCAATCGCTTGCCATGGCAGCTTTGCTGGACCCAGCAGCACAAGAAATGGCTGTGGCCGAAGTGAAAAACTCAACTACTGAGGCCCAGACTCGCCGGCTAGTGATCGGAGAAAGCCCGAAGATAAAAATGTGTCCGAAAGACGCTGAAAAAGCTGCTCTTTATTTTCGGTCCACCCACGAGGATGTCGTAGCCCAACAAAACAAATCTTGTGGCGGTGGCGTATGAGCCAGGCCATTCCGATGCTGCGCCTAACGCCTCAGGCCGCAGGCCGCAGGCACACTGCAACAGCAACATGCAAAGGCAACCAAGGCCCTTCGCGCCCTGACCCGCTACAGCAAAGAGCTCGACCGCCAGTTGAAGGCACTGATCGGCTACGACGCTCTGCGCCAATTGCACAAGGCAACCGACAACTCCCTGCTGCTGGCCGATCTCGTGAAGGAGGCCGCATGAACTGGATCCTCACCTCCACCGGCAAACACTTCGACCTACTCGAACCAGACGCCGACATGATCGACCCACGGGACATCTCGCATGCACTGGCCCACCTGTGCCGCTTCAACGGCCATACACGCGAGTTCTACAGCGTCGCCCAACACAGCTGCATCGTCGCCGAGCTGGTGCCGGAAGAACACAAACTCGCGGCCTTGCTTCATGACGCACCCGAGGCGTACCTGGGCGATATGACGCGGCCACTCAAGCAATGGATCAGCGCCTTTGAACACTTTGAGGACTGTATCTGGTGGCGGGTCTGTGATCGGTTCGACATAGCGCCAGAACTCCCTGCATGCGTCCATAAGGCCGACCTAATAGCGCTGGCGACCGAACGCCGCGACCTCATGCCACCCGATCCGGCAATCTGGGATTGCTTGGTCGGCATCGAACCCATGATTGAAACCATCCGCCCATGGCCTGCCGCAGAAGCCCGACTCACCTACCACCAGCGCCTGATGGACCAACTCGCTATCGAACACCGGAGGAATGCGGCATGAAGAACAACGAGGACAACACCAGCGCCCTGCCCGCTTTGCTCCGCGCTGCAGATCGTGTCGACACGCTAGAAACAAACAGTCTCTGCTGCGCAGCAGCAGGCATTATTGCCCCTTCCAGCGCCACAGCTGAGGCACTTATACCCCACGAAAAGCTGCGCGGGGCAGCGCTCGCTGATGCAACGCTAAACGCTCAGGATCGCCCGCTCGCGCAGCCTATCGTGGGGTATACGCGTGCTTTTGACACCATCGAGTTACCTCCAGAGGAGAAAACAGGCCGAAGTGAGGGGTCGACAGACTTGATCGGGAGAGCCGCATGATGGATTTCCAAAGCGAAACCCTGACCGACGAAGAACTGGCGACCATCACCGGGTACCAGATCCCATCTAAGCAAATCAAATGGTTGACCGAAAATCACTGGGAGTTTGTTCTGACTGGCGCTCGCCGCCCGATAGTAGGTCGGGTTTATGCCCGACTGAAACTGTCAGGTGTCAAACCTTCCGCTGCCAACGCCGTGACTGAAACCTGGTCGCTCGACCTCGCAAATGTGAGCTGACTGATGCGCCAGAAAAGTAAAGCCAATAGAGATCTTCCAACACGGATGATCCGGCGCACGCGCAAGGGTAAGAGTGGAAAGACTTGGACATCGTATTATTACAACGGGAGGACTGCCGACGGTAAGCGGAAGGAAATCCCACTCGGGACAGACCTCGATCAGGCCAAAGCGGAATGGGCAAGACTGGAGCGCAAGACTCCGCCTAAGCCTACCCATCTGATGAGCTATGTATTTGATCGCTATGAA